AAGAACAACCGCAAACTTTTACTTTCTCCTACGGGGAGCGGGAAGTCTCTGATGATCTATTCCCTCGTCAGATACTATACTGCTACCAACAAGAAGACGCTCATCATCGTCCCTACTACGTCCCTCGTAGAACAGATGGTCAATGACTTTAACGATTACGGTTGGAATGCTGATGATCATGTTCATAAGATTTACTCTGGCAAGGACAAGAATACTGATAAACCAATTATCATTTCTACTTGGCAATCTATTTACAAATTCCCTAAGAGATACTTCGATGATATCGATTGTGTAATTGGTGACGAGGCTCACCTGTTCAAGTCTAAATCATTAACAGGCATTATGACAAAGCTTCATAATGCAAAATACAGATTTGGATTTACAGGCACCCTTGACGGTAGCAAAACACATAAGTGGGTATTAGAAGGTTTATTTGGTGACTGCGAACAAGTTACTAAAACAGATGATCTAATCAAAGAAGGATATCTTAGTAAATTTAGGATTAAAGTGTTGTTGTGTAAACATGCTCCTCAGCATTTTGAAACATATCATGATGAGATGGAGTATCTCGTGACACACCGTGGTAGAAATAACCTTATCAAAAATCTTGTCAAAGATATTGAAGGTAACACTCTTGTACTATTTAACTATATTGAGAAGCACGGGGAACCTCTTTTTGATTTGATAAATAGCACTATAGATCCATCGCGCAAGTTATTCTTTGTGCATGGTGGTACGGATGTAGAAGACCGAGAAGAAGTCCGACAGATTACTGAGACTGAGAACAACGCTGTTATCATCGCATCTTACGGAACTTTCTCTACTGGTATTAACATCAAACGATTACACAATATTATCTTTGCGTCCCCTAGTAAGTCGCGCATCCGCAATCTTCAGTCCATCGGACGTGTCCTCAGGAAAGGCGAAGGCAAAGACATGGCAACCTTGTATGATATCGCTGATGATATTGGCGGACAAAACTATACACTCAAGCATTTGAATGAAAGAGTAAACATCTATAATGATGAAAACTTTAAGTATGAGGTTATCAAAATAAACCTTAGAGCTGGATAACATGGATGAAGAATTTTATGCAACAATAAAGTTGTTGACAGGAGAGGAGATTGTAGCAAAAGTTTGTTACCTAGAAGATGAAGATAAAATTTTACTAGAAAACCCTCTCTTAGTTGAACTTGCCAAACAAAGAAAGGGTCATTTAGAGGTAACAGGTTTTTCTTTTAAAGAATGGATCAGTGCCACTTTTGACACTATGTTTGTAATGAACCGTGATCACATAATCACAATGACAGAAGTAAATGGTGAAATCCTAGAGTTTTATGAAAAAACTTTAAACAGGTTAGATGGTGCTAAATCTCTAACAGGTAGAGGTAACAAATTACCTAGAGCATCAGGATACCTAGGTTCAGTAAAAGAAATGAAGAAATCTTTAGAAGATATCTATAAGAAATCTTAGAAGCTATTACTTGACTTGAACCTCGACAAGGTTAATTGTACTGAGTTTCTGAGGTCTTGTCAAGCCCCTTTACAATTTCAACACTGAATGGTATACTTGATACATGATATGTAAGTAAAACATCGTGGCATACGCAGTAATGGCAAAAAGAAAGCAAACAGAATACTATGTGAACAACAAGGAATTCCTTGCTGCCATTACCGAGTATCGGATTAAAGTTCAGCGAGCAAAGGAACTAGGTAAACCGCGACCTCGTGTTACGAATTACCTAGGAGAATGCTTCCTGAAGATTGCCACGCACCTGTCTTACAAACCAAACTTTGTCAACTACATGTTCCGTGAGGACATGATCTGTGATGGTATTGAAAACTGTCTCCAGTATATTGACAACTTTGATCCCGAGAAATCAAAGAACCCGTTTGCTTACTTCACACAAATTATTTACTACGCTTTCCTACGCCGCATTCAGAAAGAGAAGAAGCAACTGGAGATTAAACAAAGGGTTTTGGAAAAATCTGGTTATGATGAAGTCATGCATACTGATAGTTATGATGGTAGTATGTCAGGCATGAACGCTTCTTATTCTGACATGGGTAGCATCAAAGAAAATATTGAGACTAGAATGAACCGATGAGTGAAGAACAAAATTATGAATGGCATGAAACACCCTATGGAAAATTCAGAGTTGCAAAGACAAGATTTGGAACGTGGAATAGCTTTGGTGAGGATGGCACGGAATACATCACAGGAATTAAGGAAGACGTTGTGGTGGCAGGAACGAAATTCTACTTGGAAGGTATCGCTACCAACTGGGCAAACAGCATCTCTTCCCAGAAATTTGATGGAGTAGTTGGTGGTAAGTTATGAAGATCGCACTTATTACAGACCAGCACCTAGATGGACGCAAAGGCAATCTAGCATTCTGGAATTATTTTCAAAAGTTCTACGATGAAATCTTTTTTCCTACGCTTGAGAAAAGAGGTGTCAAGACCATCATTGATCTGGGTGACACTTTCGATAATCGAAAGTCTATGGATTATAATACTTTTAACCGTGTTGATACGAATTATTTCCAAAGACTGAAACCATACAATGTGCATATGATCCTTGGCAATCATTGCACGTATTACAAGAACACAAACAAGATCAACTCACCCGAACTTCTTTTGGAGAAGTATCAAAACATTACGGTGTATTCTGAACCAAAAGAAATTGTTCTTGGTAAAAAAGTATTCTTGATGATGCCATGGATAAACTCTGGCAACAAAGAAGAATGCTTGAGACTAATCTCTGAAAGTGAAGCAGACATTATGTGTGGTCACCTTGAGTGTGATGGTTTCGAAGTCACACCAGGCATGAAGTTTGAAGGTGGTTTCAATGTATCTGATTTCAAAAATTTCAAACGTGTATGGTCTGGACATTTCCATCACAAGTCTAAACATGGCAATGTTCAATACCTAGGCAACCCTTATCAGATGTTCTGGAATGATTATAAAGACACTCGCGGGTTCCATATCTACGATACTGAAAGTGATCGACTTGAGTTTATCAAGAACCCGTTTGAAATCTTCGACAAAATCTTCTATGACGACGCACGTGTGGACTACAACAAACAAGATGTGTCTGATTATAAGGACAAGTTCATCAAGCTCATCGTTGAGGAAAAACGGGACTACCAAATGTTTGAAACATTGGTTGATCGTCTTTACAACGTAGGTGCTCACGATGTAAAAATTGTTGAAACACTTGTAGATGCTGATGCTATCGACGATGTGGATCTTGAGACTAAAGATACGATGACACTTCTCAACGAATATATTGATGAAGTAGAGATTGCCGTAGACAAAACAGATCTCAAATCTCTAATGAGAACACTATATATTGAGAGTTGTAACGTAGTCTGATGTTCATTCTTACATTAGAAGATCATCCTGATGGTGTGTTTTCTGTGTTTGATGAAACAGAGGACAGGGTTATTCCTATCTGGACTGAAGAGGAAGATGCTGAAAGGTACTTGATGATGATGGAGGAAGATCCAGACTATCCTCCCATGCAGGTTGTGGAAATGGAAGATCATGTTATAATAGCAGCATGTCAAGATCGTGGACAGAGATTTTCCATTATCACACCTGACGATTTTTTGATACCACCTGATGACCTAGAAGAATGATTGTATTTGAAAAAATCCGTTGGAAGAATTTTTTGTCCACGGGTAATGTTTATAGTGAAGTAGATCTAGAAACAGGAAGAACAAATCTAATTGTTGGAACCAATGGAGCTGGTAAGAGCACCATTCTGGATGCCCTTACTTTTTCCTTGTTTGGCAAACCTTTCCGCAAGATCAACAAACCTGCATTGGTGAATAGTATCAATGAAAAGGATTGTCTTGTTGAGATTGAGTTTCGCATCGGCAAGATGGAATACAAGGTTGTTCGTGGTATCAAACCAAACAAGTTTGAGATCTACTGCAATGGAAACCTGTGGAACCAAGAGAGCTCACTGGTAGAACAGCAGAAGAACTTTGAGAGCAATGTTCTCAAGATGAACTACAAGTCTTTCACGCAGATTGTAGTTCTCGGTTCTTCTACATTCGTTCCATTCATGCGTCTGCCTCTGGCACAACGACGTGAGATCATCGAAGACATTCTTGACATTCAAGTGTTCTCCACAATGAATGTTATGTTAAAAGACAAACTCAGGGAGAACAACGAAGAGTTGCGTGACGTTGACTATCAACTTGACCTACTTAAAGATAAGATCGAATTGCAGAAGCAACACATGCTATCTCTGCAGCAAAGAACTCAAGAAGAGATTGATCGCAAACAAGAAAAAGTAAACGAGTATAAAAAAACTGAACTCCAAGGTGCCGAAGATGTGTCTGTTTTGACACAACAAATCGGAAAACTTAATGAAGAAATGAAAGAGTATCAAACTTCTAGCGAAAAGATCAAGAAGTTAAACACTTTTCTTATCAAAGTGCAGTCTAAGTTAGATAGTTGTAAAAAAGAACACGACTTCTTTGAGAAAAATCATGTGTGCCCTACCTGCACACAAGAACTTTCTGAAACACTTCGTAACGAAAAGATTGAAGAAGGTAAGACTAAATCTGATGAAATGCTTGTTGGATATAATGATATCCTTAAAGCAATCGGTGAAGAAGAAGTGAGGTTCAACAAGTTTAGTGAACTGTCTACCGAAGTTAACAACATCAATACTACTATCTCTCAGACAAACTTTCAGTTGATGACGATCCGCAAGCAAGTGGAAGCACTGCAAGACGAGATCAAAGAACTGGAGGGAGCAAACCCAGACAAGAAGGCAGAGTTTGATAAACTACAAATTCTTGTAACGAGTAAGAAAGATCTGGGGCAGCAACATGCTAACCTGAAACAGGACCGCGATGTTCTTACAACCGCTGGTCAACTCCTCAAAGACAATGGTATTAAGACTAGGATTATTAAGACCTATCTTCCTACCATGAATAAATTGATTAACGAATTCTTACAAAAGATGGAGTTCTATGTCAATTTCACTCTTGATGAGAACTTTGAGGAACAGATCAAATCTAGATACCGTGATGTGTTTTCTTATGATAGTTTCAGTGAAGGAGAAAAAGCTCGTATTGACATCGCTCTGTTGCTTACTTGGCGTTCTATTGCTAAACTTAAGAATAGTGTGGATACTAACCTCCTCATTCTAGACGAGATCTTTGACGGATCACTTGACCAGTCTGGTACATCTGATCTAGGATGGATCCTCCGTAACTTTGATGATAATACTAAGGTGTTTGTCATCAGTCACAAGCAAGGTCTAGACGACAAGTTTGACAGAACGATCACAGTTGAAAAGGTCAAGAACTACAGTATCCTGACTGAGACAGTCAACGAAGTGACCCATGGACTGGTTGGATAATTATTTCTGTTATATACTATATGAACTTATTTCAGAACAATGTCTACGCCAAACTGGCAACACCACTCCAAGAAAGATAAGCATGGTAAGGGCACTTGCAAAGGAAGGATCCGTGCAAGTAAACAACGCCTTAGACACTTCAAGAACTGTCATCCCAAGACCTCTGGCAAACGCCAGGGGTCTTATATTATATGCATCAACGCAAGACCAGCATGTACACCCAGGAAATCAAAGGAAACCTCGCCCGCCTACTCGCTACCGAGAACCTCATCGTAGAGCACCGCAAGGTCCCTACAGCATCCTTTGATGTTGACCGCCGTGTGCTTACCCTGCCCAACTGGGACCGCGCTTCTAGCGTCGTATACGATATGCTGGTGGGGCACGAGACAGCCCACGCATTGTTTACCCCCAACGAAGACTGGACTGCTGAGCATGATTGTCCTAAGGACTTCATCAATGTGATTGAAGATGCTCGCATTGAGAAGTTGATGAAGCGTAAGTATCCTGGTCTGCGTAAGTCTTTTGCTGGTGGTTATAAAGAACTGAATGACATGGACTTCTTTGGTATTGAGGGTGAAGACCCCAGCACCTTCAGTCTGATTGATCGTATCAATCTCCACTTCAAGATCGGTGCTAGTGCCATGATCCCCTTTTCTATTGAGGAGCAGGTGTTCGTCGCTCGCACTGATGTTGCTGAGACCTTTGCTGAGGTCTGTGAGATTGCTGTTGATGTGTATAACTTCAGCAAGCAAGAGAAGGTTCAGGAACAACTTCCTGAAGATCTTCCTGCTCCCCAACAGCAAGGTGAAAGTGAAAGCATCGATGACGAACAATCTGAGCAGCAAAACCAGGAGACTAGCGAAGTCTCTGGTCCTTCTGGTCAGCAGCAACAGCAACAACAGGAACAAGAGACTTTTGATGATGATGAACCAGGCGAAGAAGGTTCTGAAACTCAGAGCAACTTTGATCGCGCTGCTGAGAAACTGACCAATCGCTTTGCCAACAATCCTGTGTATGTTGAGATCCCTGAGAGTGTTGATCTCCCCTCCTACATTGCTGACTGGACTGAAGTTCACGACTGGATTGATGAGCAACGCGAAGTCTTCCTTGCTGGTGGTGATGGTATTGATCGTTCCGATCGTTATGTCGATGTAGATAAATCTTACATGGAGTTTCGTAAGCAATCGCAGAAAGAGGTAAACTATCTTGTTAAAGAGT